TCGTGGTGTCTCTCCACGAGCAATCGCCTCCAAATATTCTACAGGACGCTGAGCATAAACGTCAGACCATGTCATCTCGTCTTCCATCCACTCCTTCATCTGGTCCGCGTCTTCACTCAAAGGTGATGGGTCGTCATACATAATAGTTTGAACAACCGTGTATTCAATACCTGAATTAGTCTTAGACTTAGCGAGTTCAACAATCAAATCACGACCTTCGTTAGCGTCGGTGATATCACCTTTTGCTCTCCAAATAGGGATGATTTTATCCAAGATACCCTCTTGCTTATAGTTATCCTTAAATCTCCAAAACTTAACTCCATCCTCTTCGTTATCACGGTCGATAAGTTTTACAATGTAGAACTTACGAGAGCGATATTGCGATGCAAGTTTCTTGTCGGACTCTTTACCTGTAGACATCAACTCTTCATAGACCTCAGTCAAAGGTGAACGCTCACCATCGTTTTTACCTGGGTCGTACAATTTAACCCACTTACCATCAACTTGGACTTCGTGGAACCATACTTCTTTGAAGGGAGATGAACCGTCAGGTGTAGGAAGGATACGAACCCGTGCTTGTCCTGATTTTGTTCCTTTAGGGAGATACGTAGTGAAGTACTTCTTCAAACGTTGCTCCTGTGTCATACCGTCTCCGCCACCGCGAGACTCTGTGTTTTTTTCGTACTGTGCCAGTACTGCGTCGAGTGCATTTGCCATTTTTGTTTTTCTTTTATTCGTTAAAATTTTATCTGTTACTCAAGTAAAATATAACAACGAAAAACGTTAAGTCAAATCACCACAAAAAAAAAAGACCGTTAGTAACGGTCTCTTAAATGTTCTTCATCCATGAAGTATGGGGGGTCATAAATATTTCTGTCCACTCGTATTATTAATTCAAATATAGAATCATTATCAGTTTTCTTTAAAACAAGGATATAACCGTCTCTATCTACAAATGGCTCGTCTATTTTAATTTCTCTTTTAAATCTTTGTGTTGGCCTTTTACCGTCCCACTCTAATTCAAGTTCTGTTAAAAAATAATAATCTTTTGGGTTCTCAAAAAGTTTATTCATTTTGGCATTACCACAACTACTTAAAATTAAAAAAGAAAATATTAATAATATGTTATAAACCTTCTTCATCTTCAAATGGTCTATCAAAAGATTTTTTTATGTCACCGTCTGAATAATTTTCAACCTCATCGCTAGTTAATACATACTCATTTTTACCGGTTTTTTCAAACTCATCTTGTTTATCTATAAAGAAATCACTTAATTTTTGATTATATGGGTAACTATCCAAACTTCTTAATTGTAATTTTTCTTCAGGTGACTTTTGTCTGTATTTTTCTACTTTTTGTTCTAAATCATTTATTTTATTTAAAATAGTATCCATTTCACCTAACTTAGAAGTTAAATCTTCTAACTTACTAAACATACCTTCCATATACTCGTCTTGTTTGTCTGAAATATCTTTTTGAGTATTAACTAATTCGGTAACGTCTAATTCTTCAGTACCTTCTTCATCTGACATTTCATTTTCAATTCCTTCGTCACCAACAACTTCAACATCAGGGTCTGTTTCGATATCTACTGGTTCAGGTACTTCTTCTGCCCCCGACATATCTTCACTTCCTTGGGGTGTTGGTGTTAAATCATCCGTAGTTTCTTCACTGCCCCCCTCATCAGGTAATGGTGGTAACTCGTCCTGTTCTTGGATATAATTATTTATATTTTTATATCTTTTTACCTCTTCTAATAATTTTTTCTCTAATGACATTTTAGTAAATATTTAACCGTTTAATAGTGTTTTAATACCTGTGGGTGTTTCAACTCTAAGAGTCTTATTTAAATTCATCGTGTTATCAACTCTTTCTATTAGACCGTCTCTCATTCTAACAGTATAACAGTCTCCGGTATCTAAGTCACATACTTCTTTATAACCGTTACCTCTATCGGTTTCAGTTAATCTTGTATCTTTTTGTAAATAAGTATCCAATAAATTTTTTATATTCATAACTCTTTTTTTATATAAATATGTTAATCATAGTGAATATTCAAATACCACCTCTACTAATCACTGATGTAAATATTCCTAACCATTCTCTATATTCTTTTTCGTATTGACTATTACCTGTTATTTTCTCAGTCACTTCATTATATACACTACTAGCAGTACCGGATAAATTACTTTCTAAATCATATATTTTCCATATATAAAGTACTGCAAGTGTTTTTGCGGTTATACGTTCGACGGAACCAACAGAAACACTTTGTACATGATTAAAAAGTGACTCCGTAAAGTTACCCATACTATTAAATGATGCGTACATAAAGTCCAACGCGTTCTCTAAACTATTAAATGACGCTATTGGTATTATTAGTGAACCATTTTCTACACAAGTCTGTTTTAAGAAATAATCAGACCTATTATTAGGTTTAACTAATTTAGTTGTAGGTAGGTCAACAACATTATAGTTATAACAACCTTCTCTTAATGATTTATTTTGTGTAGACACACCATATATAAATGTTTTAATTTTATCACTTGTAAAACTTTTAGTATTTAAATAATCTATGACATCCTGAGCTCTTATTTCCGTTTTAACTAAATCAACGAAATCTTTATCTGAATAAGCGGTTAATGACTGACATTTTTCGGTTGAGCCTTGTTTTATTTTTGTTAAATCAGATAACGCAATTGTATTACTTGTTGTCGCCGTAGTCGTATTATCCTCTATCTGTCTTAATTTCTTTTGATAGGATTTTAGTATCTCCTTATTTATACTAACCACCAATTTATCAGGTGGTGAAAGAGAATATTTAGGTATTCTTATCCCACTAAAATTCGTGACAAAACCTCTAACACTAATATTGTGTGAAACATTCATTATCATATATGGTCCATAGAATAATGGTACATTAGTGAGATTAAAATACATAGTGGGTTGTATCATTACATTACCCATAGATTGTACTTGACAAGTGTACGAACGGGTTCTGTAAAAATTATATAATGATTGTGATTGTTGAGCAACTTGTTGTCCCGAAGCCTGTTGTCCTAATCCCGCAAGAACTTGGAAGGTAGGTCCTATATTTTTGTGTTGGTTCATATCGATTGATATTGAATTAAATACGCCTTGGTTTCGTTTTCCAAAATCAACTTGGAAACCAACACATCGATTACTTTCCGAAAAGTTTTCTTTGTTTTCTTGATTTTCTCTCAAAGGACATGTTGAAGGATTTGTTATATCAAATGAGTCATCTCCTCTCCTTACATTTGGATTTTGTCCCATACCCGCATTTACGGAAGGTTCTCCAACATATATACCTAACATTCGAGGTCTACTATCTCTTGTATCTACTTCCATAAACGTACCAAACAAATCGTTTGGAATATCTTGGGGGACCGGTTCTCCCGCTTTAACTCTTTCATCTCTACCGTAAAAATTAGTATAGGCAGGTGTGGGTATAAATGTGAAATTATTTTTTTCATATATTAAACCCATTAAACCATATACTGACATCTTTTCACTTCTACCTGTTATAAACCCTTCAAGTTCTGATATGTTTACAACAACTTTATCACCAACAGGTCTGTTAGCCCTATCCATGAATAAAAAGTCTTCAAAAATTGTTCTGTTTTTAAAATCTTGCCCTGATATCCATTTATCGTTCATAGTTTGAAAACTTTTCCATAGTTCAAGTTTTGTCACATTTCCATCTATTTTTGATACATTAAGACTATCTTCAGTAACTGACGAAGATGGTAAATCTCTATTTAATTTTATAAACATTTGATTTAAAATGTCTTCCTGAAACTTTTCTTGTTTTGTCACAAAATCATCAATTTCTGAAACAAATTTTGTCTTATTAAACCCACTATCTTCTGATTTTTTGGATGCGAAAATTTTAATTAAAGACGATAAAAGAATAACATTATTTTCAGTAAATTCTATTTCCATATCTACAAAAAAATCAGTTATATAAGAACCGTTGTCAGAATACTTGAACCCATCTTCACTAAATTCTCCAACATATTCATACATAGCATCCCAAGCTTTAGGATAATTTGTTTTACTATCTGTAAGTGTGGTAGAGCCACCATTTGTAGGTAATGAACCAATTATGTAATTACCAAAATTATATGGGTCAGTAATTTTTTGTGTTGTTAATGAGCCGTAAACTTTATTGTCATATTTACCAGGATTACCTATTTTTAATACAACATCTTTTAATGTTAATAATTCAGTGTGGTATTTTATAAAAGTATTTGATTGTGATTTACTAATTAAATTTAAATCGACATCCATATTATTAGTTAATGTTGGTTTATCGACCATTAATAATGATTTTATTACATTTTTTAAGTTAATGTAGTATTGGTTAATACTTATACCGTTTAAAGTTGACTCTTGATTTTCATATACCGCTCTCCATTTTACTTTTTCATCTTCAGGGACTGAGTTACCTCCATATTGTGACTTAACCTCATAACTATTTAAAAATTCTTCAAACGTCGTTAATCCTCTATTAACTATGTTTGGGTTGAATTTGTTTTCGACTTCACAAAAATTTAAAAAGTGTGTTTCAAAAACGTCTAACATTTCTTTGGTAAAAACTCCGAAAATATCATCGATAGATGAGTAGGTCATAGTGGTATCATTTCCTAAATTAAATGCTTGTTCGTTACCGTTGTTTGGGTCAACGTATTTAATATATTGTGATGGTGTCGGTTTATCTATCATTTCGTTAGAGAAATAACCGTAATTTGGTGATGACCATAGTGCCCTAACACTTCCATTATATATTGATGGATTTGTTATTATGTCTTGTTCGTATTCACCTAAATTATTAAAACATTCAAATTTAGTCTGGTTAAACTTTACGTCACCAAAAGAAGGTACTATTAATAATTTATCTTGTGAATATTCTTTAAAATCATAATTACCTTTTACTTCAAAGTATTGTGACCAACTATTCATTAGGTATTTACCCGCATTTTGGTTAATGTTACCTTTTGCCGAATTACCTATTTTTAACTTTTTATCTATTTGAGCATTTTGTATTTCGCTAGAATTATATGAAGTAAAAATATCTTTTGTTGTAAAATAATAGTATATATCATTAATAACTTTTGGATAGAATCCGTTGTTAATTCTGTCGACCTGATATGTCACAGTATCAAAAAATTCTTCTCCTGTCACATTATCATTACCTAACGATATTTGTACCGTATCAGTAATTTGTTCATATTGTTTTATAGTTACCGATGAATTATTATAATTATTAAATGTATATTGTTTTGATGTATCACCACTTACTGGGTCATATGCGTTTTTGTAATCAAAGTCTTTCCATACATCGTCAAGTATATCGACACCGTTAATTTTGTGTTGTTTATAACGATGCCAAATAGAACCATATTTTAATATAAAATGATATGGTAATTTATGTATTGCGGAAAATTTATTTAAAGTCGCAAAAATGTAATTTTCTTCTGTTAATATATTATCTTTAAATGATTTAAACTTTTCTCTTAAGGTAGATAATGGTAATGAGTTTAAATATAAATAACCTAAGGCGACATATGGGTTATCTAAATTATTCTTTTGGTTTTCTACACCTTTTAATAAAGCATTTATAAAATACGGTGTGTTTAATAATGATGTTGTCTGTCTATTTGTTATGTAATTTTTAGTAGTATCATACTTAGTACCATAATCAATAAATGACTCAGTTAGTATTAAATCTTTTTGCATTCTTAGATTATAGTAGTTTATAACTGATTCATTCGTTGGGTAAGAAGTATTACCAATACTTTCTAATGATGAAAATAAACCGCTAACTTCTTGTGTTGGGGAGTTACTAAAATTTAAAATCCAATTAAAATAACTAATAGGTTTTTTATCGTATTTTTCATCGTCAACATTAAAAGACGAAATAGTTTTTTTATCTTCATTAAAAGATAACATTTTTGTTGTGTCATTACTTTCTGTAATGTTGTTAATTTCAAAACCTTTAGAAACATTATTTTTTATCCAATTTAAGTTATTAA